CTGTTATTTTTATAATCTACTTTACTATACTCGTACCTAGTACCATGAGCCTTTATAGAGTCAGCTATAAATTCTTCCGTTGTTTTCTTTTTTGACATTCAGATACCCTCATATCTTTAAATTTAAGGTTAAACCCTTAACTATGTACAAATGTGAGGGCAAATGTACATAGCTAAAAGCTAACGGCCTTTTTATGTTACCACAAGTTTATTAACCAATGGATAACCCCTAAGGGTTATTCTTTATGGTAAGATATTTACCAAAGCAGCAATTGGAGAACCAGAAGTATAAATTTTTCCGAAACTAACGTAATGGTAGCTCACTAATTGGTCAGTTCCTGTCAGGATTGAACGGTCAGTCTCAATCGCAACACTTCCACGTGACACACGAGTAAAGTAATCAGCATTGAACAATAACATAGCTGTGGTAGCACCTGTTCCTGTATCTGCTGCCCCTGAAGTTTCCAAGTTATCTGCAATATGTTCTGAGACGATAATATCGATGCCATACACTTTACCCAAAGTTCCTGTATGAACTGTAGCGTTAGCACCAAACTTATCAACTGTAGTCACCAAGTAGTTACCAGCAGCATCTTTAAGATTTACAAGTTGGTAATAAACTGAAGGATTAACAACCATAACTAAGTCAGCTGGGTTAATTCCCTGAATACCAAGAGCTTTGCGAGTCTCGAGGATTTTGTCTCCAGTGATTGCAACACCCCCCATATCTACAGAGTTTGCGATACCGAATTTTTTAAGACCATCAAAAGACTTTTTAGGGTCGTTAGCGTCTGCTAGAGTTGTATCTCCATTGATAATAGCATCTTCAAATGCACGAGCAAGTGAACGTACCAATTCTTTACGAGAAAGTTCTACAATACTGGCAACGACCTCAAGATTTGCTTCATCGGATAACGATGTGAAAGTTTTTACTTTTTCAACTGTAAAAGAAACCTTACCTGCGCTGATTGCACTTTCAATAGCGGAAGCCGCTGGAGCAATAAGGTATGCTTGTAAGTCACCAGTACGTGCTGGGATTGAAAATGTCTGCACGTTGTCAGGCATTGTAATGTTTCCAAATAATGCTGGAACTTTAAGCTCAAGCTCTAAAGCTTCAATAACAGAATCTGAAAATTCTTCAGCAATCCAGCTAGTTAAATCAGCAGGTACTACAGCTTTCTCAACAACCTCTGCATATTTACTATACTCTGGAAAAGATTTAGCCTCAACACCTAAAGCAATCCCACGTAGGTAAAGACCTTGAAGCATTTCAGAAGCGTGTGCAACTTGCTTTTCAGTTACTACAGTTTCTACTGTGAATGATTTTTTACGCTCTGCTGATGCAGCTTCGATATCACCTTTAAGTTCCTCTTTAGCTTCCGCTAAGTCTTTTTGTACAGCTGCAAGTTCGTCAGCCATTTTCTTAATTTCATTAAGTGCCATGTATTTCTCCTAAGTTAATTTAACTATTTAAAGCTTCTGCAAGTTTAGCATCTAGCTTATCTTCTAACCCCTCTACAAGGGCAACTAATTCCTCAAAGTTCTCATCAGTAACCTCAAGTGCTTGAAGTTCCTCCAAAACACTAACAGTTACTTCAGGCTCTTCTGGTTCTCCATCAGTCTCTGGCGTAACCTCGGGCTCTTCTGATACCACTTCTGGCTCTTCTGATACCACTTCTGGCTCTTCAACAACCTCTGGTTTTACATCAGCTTCTGGCTCTTCCTTAAGAAGGTCAAGTTTCTCAGAGATATCTTTTAGCTTTTTAAGTATAGACTCAGAAGGTGTTTTGTTACCAAGAGCTTTCTGCACGTTCTTCATAGCCAACATACAGTTGCCATCAGGACATACAGTCTCTTCAACACTGAATAAGGAATCTTGATTTGCTGGAATACTAACCACAGAAACTTCGTGTAACTCTACGTCTGTGTAGTAAAACACATCTGTCTCTGGGTTGTAATGACCATCTTTACCTCTGAAGCCAATACTAAAAGTTTTTAAAATTCCATTTTTAATACCTACGTATGCTTCTTTGCTCATATCTTTGTAGATAGTTGCAGTTATCTCTAAACCTTTAGTTCCTATTGAGAACTCAGACGCAACACCAATTGGTGTATGTCGGTCATGTTGGTAAAGGATGATTGCATTTTTCTTAAAGTTTTCCATGTCGTATGCAGTACTAAGAACTACATCACCATCTCTATCAATAATTTCGTTACCTAAGTCATCTTTTTCTCTATTAGCCCATCCCTTGATGGTGATAGACTCATCAGTCGATTTTGTATTATCAACATCAAAAGAGAAGTCAAGATTAAACTCTTTTTTCATGTTTTCCATTAATTACCTCTCATTATGTTCTAGTATCGTTAGTTTCTGTTTCAGCACCACCATCAGGTGATATGGTTGAAGGTGCAGCTGGTTGTTGGTTACTCGGAGATAATGCTTGCCCCTCTTGCCAGTTCTGGACTGAGCGAGGCATGTTACCTACAAGGTAACTAGGCATTAGATTAAGGTCAAAGTTTGGATTAGCTATTGTAGGTAATCCAACTGTCTCTCTTACTTCGTTATAGCTCATTACACCAGAACCAACAAGTTTACCAACAGCATCTGCCTTATCCTCTAACGCTGTAGTGATATAAGGCACATCATCGTAATTGATGGAAACAATAATATTATCTTTCTTAAAATGTGTTCTTACATGTAACTCAAGCTGTGCAGCAATTTTAACGAGAATTGGTTTGATGGCTGTATTAAACACCATCTTAACTATATCTTCAATTTTATTTGCGTATGACTCTATGTTACCACCAAGAACTATTTTATGCATTCTAAAAACTCTCAACACCCTGTCATCAGAGATACCTAAAGAATCTAAAAGCATAGAGTCTTTAGGGTTGAGTTTCATAGATTGATATGTCATTTCATTTGGTACAACTAGTAATCCATGACGATTTGATTTATCTCTACCGTACAATTTTTGAAATTGAGCACGTAAAGAATCTGCTTGTTCTGGTGTCAATGGAAACTTACTAGTAAGTAACCCCTGTCCAACAGAAGAGTTCTCGTAAAATGATATTAAATCTTGCATGGCGTAACCCTCAAGACTTAAAGCATCACCAAGAACCTCAAATACGGCAGATGTCCCGTAGTACATACTAGCAGCGTTACCACGTCTAATATGTACAATGTCTTGTGGGTCAAAAGCCACCGTATCATCATACAGGTAACCTTTGACATACTCGTTTTTATCTGGAACAACTTGCATCTTGTACGGCTCCAGTGACCAAAGCTCATAATCTTTTAAGCGTTCAAAGTTAAGATAAGCATTACCGTTAAGTAGAAAGTTTTGTATAGTTTGCTCCACTAATTCTTGCCAAGTGTAATAGGCGTTAGGGGCTACTTCAAATAATCTACGTAGTCTTTTATCTTTAACTGGTGACAGTTTTCCATCTTTATCAACTTGATTGATTGAAAACTTCGCTAAAGCTCCTGTTTCAGCAATATAGTTAACAGCAGAGTTAACTAAGTCTGAAGAGCTATAGATTTTCTGGTTAGCTGTACTAGAAGTACGTCCACCCCCACTCTCATAATCCTGAATAACTTTAGGCAACGCAGGGGAAGCTTTAGTTACAGAAAGTATATTGAGTGGGTCGTGTGCTTTACCAGTCGGCTCTGGGTCTTTTTTGAATAGTCCAAAAAATCCCATATATTCTCCTATTTTACGAAAGGGGTAGTGCAGTACCCTTCCATTAAGATAATACCCCATTTTTCAGAAAAATGTACACTTATTTCTGAAATTACAATAGAAATTGTACTTTTCTCCAAGAAATGGGGTATTATCTAATAGCATAAGGAGATTTTAATGAAAATTATGATATGTGAATGTGGCAATCCAAAAGAAGCCAATAGTACTTGTGGTCAGTGCGGTTCTAAAGAAACACTAAGCACTGAGGAAATTATAAAACGGGTAATGTACCTAGTAGGTAAGAACTACAATCAGGGCAAAGCTCCGTTTTTATTATTTGAGGAGGTAGGCAATGAGTAACATGCCAACAATACTGTCGGTTCTTGAACACGATATAGTGGAGCAGTACATGCTTGGTAAATCAAAAAGAGAGATAGCAGAAGGCTTAGGGGTGGCTGCACCTGTTGTAACAAAACTACTAGCACGTAAAGATGTTGTAGATTATCTTACAGAAGCTCATAAAGACTTGGAATACGCTAGAAAAGATAAGATGCTTGCTGTAATGGGTAGAATTGTTGATGATAGACTTAAGGCAATTGAGGAAGACACAGAAAATGAATCTGGACTTGCAAGAGCATCAAGAAAAGATACCGTTGATATTCTTTTAGCAATGGATAGTATTCAGAAAGAAAAAGAGAAACAAGAGCTTGGTACAAACAAGGGAAATGTTTATGTCCAATTAGTACAAAATTTAATGGACTAAGGTATTCAAAAGTAGAGGTAATATTCACTAGGAATACTAGCTGAAATGTTGCATTGCATATATACCCTATAGGTCTGAAATCGATAATAATTATCCTTTAGAGATTGAAGCACCTATTTTAGGGGGTTGTAGCGTCTGTTTTATAAGTAAAACTTATAGGCATAAGCTAACATTAAGAATTGGTCTTGGAAAAGTCGTTATATAATAAAAACAAATAAAACAGGAGGTAAAAATTTGATGGTAGAATTACAAAATAAAGAGATAGAATTATACAAAAATACTACAGATAAAATTAAGATGAAAAAGTTGTATGAGTCACTAGATATTACTCCAAATAAAGTTCAAGAAGAGCTTATAGATTTGGTAGATGAAAAACGTGATGAAGTGAATAATTTAGTTTTATGTATGGGTCGTAGAGGGTCAAAGTCTTTTTCAGCATCTATAATCATCGTAAGGGAGCTTTTAGTACCTTACTCATCTGTAGGTATCTTAGCACCACTCATAAAGGTTACAGGTATCCTATGGGATGAGGTACGTAAAAGATTAAGAGAGCTGAACATCAAGCCAACGTCTATCAACAACCAAGCGAGAACATTGGAATTAGAGAATGGCTCAACACTAAAAGCGGCTTCAGAAGACTCTATTGAGGCACTTCTAGGTAATAGGTTTTCCTTAATTGTGGTGGATGAGGCTGCTATTTTCAAAGGACTTAAAGACATCCTTGAGATGATTTTGTACCCTACGATGTCTGACTTTGGTGTTAGGAAATCAGGAGTTCCTTATGGTAAAATGTTGATTATTTCAACTCCCAGAGGGGTTAATAATGACTTTTTCTATTACTTTACACAAGAAAAAACAAAAAGTAACTGGAAGTCACTACAGTATGACTCAAGTGTAAACCCACTTAACACAAAAGCTTTCTTAGAGCAAATGAAGGAATCTTTAGATGACTTAACGTACAAACAGGAAATACTGGCACAATTTGTCTCTATTGGTGGAAATGATGTCTTTTTTAGCTTTAATCCTGACAAAAACACCTATAAAATGGAAGAAATTACTAAATTTATCACAAAAGACTCTAAAATTGTTGCTGGATTAGACATAGGGTTTAAGGATTCCTCAGCATCTGTACTGATTTTAGTCAATGAAAAAGGCTTTTATGTCCTAGATACTATTATGCTCAGCCAAAGCACAACTAAAGAAGTCTGCGATAGCTTTAAGTTACTAGAGGATAAATACCCGAGCAAACCAGAAATACGCTATATAGACCCTGCGGCAGCTTTAACGTCTTTTGATTTTGCTAATTTGTATGGTTACATAACGTACCCAGCAGATAATAGTGTTCGTGAAGGTATCAGTATTCTTAATGAGTTGTTTAGAAGTAACAAATTGTTCATTGAGGAGTCTTTAGTTGACTTAATTGGACAAATAACCACCATACAGTGGAAAACTAGCAACTCAAGAAGCACAGACCCTTTCCAGAAACACAAGTCACACCACTTTGACTTAATACACGCCCTGAGATATGGAGTTTACACCTACTACAAGTACAATATTAACAGCGAAATAATAGTTATTTGATTAACCATTTGTTAACTAAAAAGGAATATAATAACCACAAGGACGGAGAGATGGAGGATAAATTCTACGGTGTATTTTATGACACCCAATATAACAGTAAGAACTGGAAAGCAAAAATTAAATTTTTACTTTATGATACCAGACCTAGTTTCTTACCAAATGACAAATTGTACTACACTATAGGTAGATTTGAAGACCCTGAAACAGCAGCTAAGGCTTATGATGCCTTTGTCAGGGAACATAATCTTGCAAATAGTGTAAACTTTGATGAACAAGGTAACAGAATAAAACATAAAAGTAGAAGTTTATCGGAAGAGGAGTATAATACTATACGTAGATATAGTCCTTTTATGAGTACAGATTTACTTTCACAGCACATGAGTATCTCAAAGGATACTATAAAAACTGTGAATAAACAAAAGCACTCTGCTTTACAGACAAGAAAGTTGGCAAAAGAAACCCCAGTAATTATATTGACTACTGAAGAAATTTTTAAGGAAACATTTAAATGAGTTTAGATTTAACACTTTGTGTAAAAGTTCACAATATGAACCTTACCCATAACTTAACATCAATGGCTAGTCATGTCGAAGTAGGTAAAGACGACCTTACGTTATATGATGTACTTTGGAGACCTGATGAACACTATATGTACCATGCAGATGATATATTACCTTATGTCAGAACAGGTCTCAAGGAGTTACTACATAACCCTAGCAAGTACGAAATGTACAACCCTACTAACGGATGGGGTAGCTACGATACCTTAGTCAAACAAGTAACTGAACTACTCTTTCAGCTAGAACTACATCCTCAAGCTTACCTACAACCTGACAGATGACCAAGACACTAGGATTAGTCTGCCATTCTTGTGGTAGTCTAGTAACTGACGGTATCTGTGAGTGCTCCTCATGTGGAATAAAAAAATCTACAAACAACTACATAATCTTCATAAATAGTGTACCAACCACAGAAATTGTCAGTGTTTATAGGGATGATACAGGACAAATGGTAAAGTATACCCCCTTTATTGACCTTACGTTAGCTAAAGTATTGTATCATTCTGAAGAAACACATAAGCGTTTAGTTGAGGAGGGTGTTTATGGGAAATGAAGATTTTGATAGGTTATTACATTATTTACAGAGAGTTAAGTTACACTTGTTGAATGAAAAAGAACTAGCGTTACTAAAGTTTAACGTGCAAGAACTAGAATTTAGAATTAAAATTACGGAAGGTAAACAACTATGGATAGAGAAAAAGTATTAACAGATATTATGAGAGCACCAAGTCGCTCACACATAATGCATATCATTAAGAAATTTATTAAAGACGCTGAACTTGAAGCTTTACATGCTTACCAGATGGGATTTGATGATGCTAAACAAAAGTATGCACAGGATAATGATGATGCCTAAAATCATTCATATTTGTGGTCTTAAAGGTTCAGGTAAAACAACAGCAGCTAAGATACTGAAAAAACATTTACCTAATGCTAAAATCATTCATTATGCGGATTTGCTTAAAGATATTATAGGCGATACTTTTGGTCTACGTCAGGGGTTTGTAGATACTCTTAAAAACACAGCAACGGTTACTATAAGTGCTGGTGACTTCAAAAAGACACTAACAATGCGAGAAGTTCTACAAAACTTTGGTACACAAGGTATTCGCTCTAATGTTTCCCCAGACTTCTGGAAAGAACAAGCAGTTATTAAAATAAACAAAGCGATTGCAAATGGTGCAGAGTATATCCTAATACCTGATACAAGATTTGAAAATGAATTTTTACCAAATAGTGTATGTGTGAATATTATTAGAGACTCTCAGGTTGTTGGGGACTGTCATGCTTCTGAGACATCTTTAGAAAATAAAAAGTTTGATTTCACAATTGACAATAACCACAGTCTTCATGAGTTCACTCAGAACCTGCGAGAGGTTATCGATAATGTTTAATAAACATACAGTATACCTTAAGATGGCTAAAGAGATGGCAGTGCTTTCACATTGTGTTAGTAAACAGGTGGCATGTCTCTTAGTAAGTCAAGAGGGTCGTGTAATATCTTCAGGTATTAATGGTACACCTAAAGGTTACAAGAACTGTGATGAACAATTTCCTAAAGGGTGGTGTGAAGAGCACCACGAGTGGTCATTGGTTCATGAAGTACACGCAGAAATGAATGCCATTAATGACGCTGCAAGACGTGGAGTTTCTACAGACGGTACAGTTGCTTATTGCACCTTAAAGCCCTGCTTTAACTGCACGAAACAATTAATATCTGCTGGTATTACAAGTATCCATTACATAGAAGATTATGACAAAAATGACGATAAGACACTAAACGCACTTTTAGATGCTTGCGGTGTAAATATTACACAACACAAGGTTACATGATGGAAAATGAATATCTAATAGTTACTTATAACAGAAATGTACCTATTGAGGATGCAGTACCTAAAGATTTAAGTGAAACAGATACTATGCTTGCAAGTATTTTACTAGAGTTTTGTATAAAAATGACAGCTCAAACAAAGTACAATATTATTTTGCTATTTGTAATGATAGACAAAACTATTGTAGACCCTTATGCTTTGGCAGAGTACCTAATGGTTGTCTTTGATAAAGCTAAACTATTTGTATTACTTGCAGAATACAATAAACGAGAAAAGGCTATGAAAAAATGACAAAATTACAGGAGTGGACGATTGTACGTCTACAGGAATTAATTGAAGAAATTAAAAACGACAAGGTGGCTGTAGTAGGTTTAGAAGACCTACCAGAAGAAGAACAGCAGTTAGTTAAAGAAAATATAAAGTACCCAGCTACATTTACAGTAACTTACAAGGATATAACAGATGACTGATTTACAATTTAAGCTAACAGAATTTTTTATAGAAAAATTAGATAACCCAGATTTACCAGCGGCACATATAGAAGAAGAAATTCTCTGTTGGGGAATTGAAAGAAACCTAATCAACTACGATGCTCATACAGAAGCTCGTATTTTCGTTGAGGAACTTGCGGAGTATTTAGCGGCTGAAAATGACCATGAGAAAATTGATGCTCTTTGTGATATGTTTGTTGTCTATACGCAAACTTTAGCAAAAGCTGGTAAAGCTGGAGTACCTATTTTAGAAGATACCCCAGAGTACTTCAGGTACAGTACCTTACTAGAAGAAATTGAGAAGATGGGGTACAATCCTGTGTGCTGTATGGAAGAGTGTTTACTTGAAATTAACTCACGTAAAGGTGAGATAAACAAAGAAACTGGTAAATTCGAGAAGATACTGACAGGAAATGAATACACTGCGGATTACTCAAAATGCAAGATGTAACTATGAATTACCTAGTCCTTTTAGAGGGCATTTACCCTAGCTTAAGATTCCATTCGTTGGAGTCAGCTAAAGAACATACCAAAGGTTTACCCATGCCATACAAAATTGTAGAGATACCACAAGTTCCTGATACATCTTGGTGCTATGAACCATACTATGATGAAAAAACAGACGTTTGGTCTATTGTAGAGACTTACGGTTCTGATATTACTCAAGGACAACCAGCGATGACTGACCCTGAAATTTCACCATCTGGAGATACGTTAGAAGAATTGATAAACGTCCTTGAGATGATGCTAAAAGATTGTAAGCGTTTTAAAAAGCATATTAACGGGACAGAATTATGACAGTATACCCTAAGTATTCACCGCACCAGCAGTGCCCTAAGTGTGGCTCAAGAAACCATCAGGCAGACTATTCTGCTCTTGGTTGTGTAGCAGATATTAACAGTAACTTAATGAAAATAGCAGAACCTACAGTAAAAGGGGAAACTATTGTAGTTACTTGTGATACGTGTGGTTACAAATCAATTACAAGACCTATAGATTATAAAGAGGACTAAAAATAATGGTAGATAACAAATATAAACAAAAAGAATTTTCAGATGATGAAATTAATAGCATTCGTGATGGATTTATCCATGACAATTTTACGTACCGTTACCTTGCTGATGCCTACGATTGTGATATAAAGACTATTTCACGTATAGTGAACTTGAAAAGTTACAAATATGTTAGAGTTTCTGATGATTACCGTGAGCTACTTAAGCAGAGATTAAGTTAACGTCTAGTATACTGTTGGTTGTAAAGGAAGATTATGAAATACCAAGATATTTTCGATGAACTTATAGCTAACGGTAAAAACATGGTTATTTTTGATGCTTGGAGTCCTATCGGTTCTGCTAGAAGATGCTCAATGTTAAAAGAGGTAAAGGATGAAGTGTATAGAGGTATACATTTCCATATAGAGTTTAGAAAAGGCGGTGGGGCAGGTATGGGAGCATACCCAGATACTGTCAGAGTCTATTTGTTACACAACTTTGATGGAGATACCCATGAGAAAAATTAAGTTTATTGTAGGCGGGGCGGGTATGGGCAAAACAACTAGACTTTCCCAAGCTGCTACAGACAAATCTCTGGTACTTACACCAACTCACATGGCTGCAAAAGTCCTAATAGGTAAAGGTGTTAAAAATGTCTACACAATTCACAGTGTCCTGAAGTTAGTTCCAACCATCAATATGAACTTCAGGTCAGGTGAGCGACTGCAAGTTCTTAAAAAGGTAGGAGCTACTGATTTAGATACCATAACTGATGTGTTGGTTGATGAGTTTTCTATGATAAATGTAGAAATCTTCAATATTCTACTAGAAGTTTTACCAGAACATGCAAATATCACAGTTTTTGGAGACCCTTATCAGTTACCTCCAATTGATGGAGAAAAGATAGTGCCTTCAAGTTACACTGAGGACATTGAGGAACTGACAGTACAGCACAGGTCTGAAGCACCTGAAGTTGTTGAAACTTTTATGAGATACATGCAGTATATCAAAGATAAGTCAGAAAGAGACCTAAGTTTCAATAAAAACATCAAATATGGTGATTTATCTAACTTTAACCCAGAAACTGACCGATGTTTAGCCTATACGAACCTAAAAGTGTCTGAATTAAACAACAATATTGCAGAAATCTTAGGGTTACCTAAGACTTTCTCTGCGTTAGAGCCCGTTTTTGTAGCAAATATAGGAGCTACAATAACCAAAAAGCACTCTTTAAGTATGTCTTATCCTATGTGTGTTGCTAAAGGTGACTTTTTAGACCCAGAAGAGCACGAAAAAAGACTTACAGAAGTTGTTGAAGGACTTGTAAGATGGGGAACTGACTTATCAAACTACCCGAAACTGAATATTCTTTTGGATGATGACAGGGTATTTTGTATCCACTACGACATAGATTACTACGAGAATGCTAAAAGATTTAAAAAAGACGTAGAAACCTATCAGGAATTAGTCGTTTCTGAAAACGAACTTTCAGATGACGTAGAATTGCCTAAGTGGTGTAGAGAAAATAGAGACGCTCCATACGTTAAAGACCGAGCAGTTGCTTGGAGTAACTACCTGAACCATCAGAACTATGTGTTTCCTATTAGTAGACCATACGCTTCTACAGTGCATAAAGCTCAAGGTCAGGAATTTAGACGAATTTATATCGCTTATCAGGACATGAAGCTGGCTGTGAGAGGTAGATATTACGAACAGTACGCAAGATTGATGTATGTTGCTTTGAGTAGAGCAATTAGTGAAGTAATTATCTTGGAGGGACATTAAGATGACTGTTAATGGAATTTTATTAACTGTTACTCCTTATGGTTATAGTATTTACTTTGATATTGAAAATGAACAATGGGAACAGTGTGTTGATTGTGAGATGAATGATATAATTGTTGATGAACTTTCAAATAAACTTGAGGCAGACTATGATGTGCCTGTAGAAATAGATTGGATTGTATAATGGAAGATTTATTAGAAAAACTTAAAACAACTAAAGGGACTAAAGGTAATTGGTATCTATATGAAAGTGGCGGTGTTGTACTGATGGGACGTGTTAATTACTCACGTAGTCTTGGGCAAGTTTACATGACGCAAAAAGAAGCTTCATTTCTTGCAAAAAAGTTTAACAACAAAGAGTTACTAGTGGAGGATTATTTATAATGTATAAATTACTTAATAAACTTTTTGGTTGGGATTACATATATTGGAAAAATTCAGCAGATAGTGGTATTGCTAGAGTACATGTAGACTATATAGGTACTATTTTTTACTGGAGATACCGAAGTACTTTTATTTTAGACAAAATCACAAAGCCAGAACAGGTTATTTGGTTAACTTGCAGCTCCTCAAAGTACTTTAAAAAATGAAAACGTATTTAGATGACTACCACGAAATGCTGGAATCTTTATATTTCCTATCTGGTAGAGGAAGCTTTGGGAATAAGGTGAAGTATTCAATGTACTTTATGATGGCAATGTTGGCTCCACTACTTGGTGTAGCTTCAATTATAACAACAATTTACTTACAAGGGATATTAAAATGACAAAGACAGAAAGAATCGAACAGTTACAAGAAGTAATTGAGGAACAAGCAGAACTTAATAGTAGACTTACGGTTATGTATATGAAACAGTTAGAAGTTCAAGATGCTGAAATTGAGCGTTTAAATGTTATTATTAACTACTTAGAAACAAAGGATTTATAATGAAACCTGAAGCAACTTTTTACCTTAGAGGTATCATTATGTATTTTGTATTATTTTTCATAATTATTGCTGTAATAGAATACGCTGGACTGAACTCTGGTAACGTAGCTATCGGTATGCTATTGATTGGCTTTATGTCAGGTGTAATTAAAGAGGCTATCAGAGATGCGAAAAGCAAGCAGAACTTATAGAAACTTAAGAGGCTTCAATAAACGGAAGTTTCTTAAAGTGATTAAAGAAGCTGAAGAAAACAATGATAGAGAGTGGTTTGAAGACTATTTTGTAAAGTATTGGAGAAAACACTATGCCATTTAAAGAAGAGATACTGTTTATCAGCGGTTTATTTTTCACCAGTATAATTGTAATAACTTATTGGGGGTTATCATATGTTGGATGAATTACAAAAAGAAGTCTATAATAAAATATATGACTTAAGAAGAGAGAACAAGAATCCAAAGTTTCTTGTAGTTGATTACAATACACAAAAAGAACTTAAAAAGTGTAATATTACTGCATATCAGCCAGATTATGGTACAGGTAAAGGCGACTTCTTTATGGGATTAGAGGTTTGTACAACAACTAGTGAAGCAAGGACACTTGAGGTTTTCTGATGGAACTTACAATAAAGTACATCACTAAAAGTGGACATACAGAACAAGCAACATTTTCGGTATCTGAAAATGGCCTGTTGTCACTTTATGAGGAATTAGATACTATGTTTCCATTAGGTTGGTTTGAAGAAAAGCTACATTCATAAACTTGTGGTTTATAAGAGAGGTCAAAAATGAAAGAAATTCAATATTTAATGAGTAAGCCTAATGCCAAAGGGTTTAAGCCAGCTACCAAACTTAAAGTTGTGTGGACTGAAGATATGCTTAAGTCATTTGAAGAAACTGGTTGGGAATTAGTGACTCCTATAGACACTACAATTACCTACAGTGACTGGCGGTTACCAACAATTCAAGAGTTGTTAACTTTAGTTGATTATGAAACTTTAGGTACTGCGTGTAAACTTGGAGATACTGACGGGATGTATAATTACTGGTCGTCAACTAATTATGC